ACATGAATAATAACAATACTATAAATATAGCAAAATACTTAGATAAATTTTGTGAAGTTGTAATGAATAATGACGAAAAATTTTCTGGTAAGTTACTGGAAAAATATAGTAATGAATTATATTTTATTACTGGTGGACCTACCGTTATAAAAGTAATATTATTGGATAGCGTGAAAAGTATCAAAGTTGTGGATGCTCCCAAAAGCTTTATATACTAAGAATACATTTTATCTAGGTTCTAAACTTTTTTATTAGAACTGAATTCTTTGAACTGAATTGAAATCCAAAAGGAATAATATTATGACAAATAATGAAATGGAAGAATTTGATCCCATATATAATTATATTGGACGTATAGTACAGGTTAGACATAACGACCGCCAGTATTCTGCAAAGCTGATTGCGATAAAGGGCGATGAACTTTGGCTGGAAGCTAAGAATAAGCAACGCTGGATGGTTAATAGAAGAGTACTTCAGTATTTGGGATTAGTTGGAAATCAGGTGGCATGAAAATATGTCATCTGACTTTGAAGGCCGCGTACAAGCCAAGGCTATAGAAATTATCGAAGCTGGCGAATCTTATAATTATATTTTAGGTGTATTAAATAAAAGATACTTTGGAACTCCTTTAATTGGAAAACTGCTTTTGATTAGTCTGGGATCTGGCAGCATTAGTAATAGTTCTGGAATTCACGTTCAGGTTTCTGGTCCTGGTGGTTCTGGAAAAAGTGAAGCTGCTAAGAAACTTGCGGCGCTAGTTCATCCTAAATATACGTTAGTTGCTAATGTAACTCCTCAGGCTTTATTTTATCCTATTGAAAGCTTTGTAGATAGTAGTGTAGTTTTTATTGATGATATTGTCTGGAAAGACGATTTGGGCAGTAGCGTTAAAAAGATTACTGGAATGTTCCAAGATGGAGCTGAAAGAGTTGTCACAACTGATGGCATCGGTAAAAGACAAAAAAGTATGAAGAGACTTACTTTTTGGGTTACTTGTGTGGACAATCAAGCTGACGAACAAATCCGAGATAGATTTTTCCTAGTGGAATGTGACAGCAGTAAAGCTGCTAAGAAGAAAATATTAGATTCTATTTTGGCTAGAGCATCTGGCAAAACGACAGTTAGAGCTGACGACGATTTTGAAACTGCTGTCTGTCACGCCCTTATAGTGGAACTTAAAAGTTGGTTTGGCGAAGTTGTTATACCGTTTTCTGAAGACATTAAGTTTGATGGTGACACTAGAGCCGCAATGATGTTTTTGGACATGGTAAGAAGTTTTGCGGTATTTGCTAGAAAGACTAGACTGTTAGACGACCAACTTAGACTGGAAGCCACTGAAGAAGATTATAGACGGGCTAAAGCACTTTATGATGAGTTAGGTGGTCATAGTGCTTATAAATATACTGGTGCTGAAAAAAACTTTTTGGATGCTTTGAAAGCATTTGGTGGAAAAGCTACTAAAGCTCAGATGCAAGAATTACTTGGCTTGTCTTTGGGACGAATTGGCGATATATTGAATGGTACGAAAGGTAATGGCCAGAATGGTCACGGATTATTTTATAAATGTCCTTATTTAAGTAAAGATGATTCAGTCCGTCCTTATCTTATTGTGCTAAGCGATGAATATTGACTACGTTAACGTGGTAAAAAAGCCCATTTAACGTGAAAAAAACCAGTATTGGTAAAGCTCCTATACGTTAATACGTTATAGAACCAATAACGGTAGCCACTTTAACGTATTTGGAGTTATAACGTAAGAGGGTAAGAATGAAAAATTACATTTTTAATTATAAATGCGATTTTATGAAATTCTTACGTTTTTCTTACTTTTACTACGTTATATCTTATATATTATATATATTATATATATAGAGTAGTTAGTAGTTAGTGGTTTTGAAGAAAATTTTTGAAAAACATTAACGTATTTGGTAATACGTTATGACTAAGTTATGGCTACGTTAAACGTTAAAGGCAGGCTGGATTGATGTTTGGAAGTGGGATGGGACCTAAAAGAAATACAGAGTATGATGATAGAATTGTAGCCTATCTTTTACAAGGCATGGCTCCAAATCACGTAGCAAAGCTGATTGGAAAAGATCGGGGTTTTGTTATTCGGGTTGCTAAACATCATAAAGAGGAGCTGGGTTCTGGAATATTACAATATTTGGAAGACGAAGATAGTATGGACGAAATAAGTGCGGGGTTGAACACTTGGAAACAGTACCTTGTTAGCGAAAGTCGCCAAGAGCTGTTGGGTAAGACAATGGCCAAAATGGGCGAGATGATCGAAAGCTGTCAGGATACTAAAAGCTTGAGAGATCTTTGTGTTTGTGTTGGTATTCTTGTGGATAAGTTTGGCGTTGAGCAAGGTTATACGGATAATAGTGCGAAGAGTGCGTTACTGAAGTTATTTGAGACAATGGAAGAAAACACCGTTAATGATGAAGTCCGGACAGAAGAAATTGTGAGTGAAAGCGGGCAATGAGCAATTTACAGGTCCCGGTAGGCAAGCAAAGGGATTTCATTATTGGGAAGCCCGCTAGGATTAACTTACTTTATGGAAGTGTTAGAAGTACTAAGACTTGGGCAGTTAATATTAAAATACTCAAGGATATTATTACTTTGCCTGACGGTAATATACTGTTTGTTGGAAATACTGGCACATCGCTATACAGAAACGTATTAACCCCTATAAAAGATTTGGTTGGTAAGCAGAATTTCGAGATGCATTCTGGCAGGAAAGAGTGCGAGATATTTGGTAGAACTATCTGGACTGAGGGCGCAGATAATGTAAGCAGCTATAAGAAAATTGAGGGAGAGTCTTTGATAGCTGCTTATGTGGATGAGGGCACAACAGTACCTGAGAACTTTACCAATATGCTGTTAAGCAGATTGAGCGACCAGGATGCTAGGCTTTACTTGACCTGCAATCCGGAGACGCCCAGAAATTACATTTATAAGAATTTTATATCCAGGCAAGATGAACTTAATATAAAGGTCTGGAAATTTACTTTAGATGATAATCCATATCTACCGCTGGAATACAAGAGAGACCTTGAGAAATAGTATCCTAAAGGCACTGTCTTTTATGATCGATTCATTCTGGGGAATTGGGTAGCGGCAGAGGGCCGGGTTTTCGGACTATTTGATAAGGGCAAGCATTGTGGAGTACCGCCCAGTACTTTAAGGCCCAAAGAATTGCGGATCGGTGCAGACTATGGCACGCATAATGCATGTGCTTTCGTTGCTTTAGAGAAGTATCTGGTGCCTGGTAGAGCAAAGCCCACTTGGTATGTCAGCCGGGAATATTATTGGGACAGCGTTATCGAACACGCCCAGAAGACAGATGCTGACTATTCAAAGGACATGGCTAAGTTTGCTTCTGAGCAGTGGGGGTACAGTTCTGGACAGCCCGGCATTACTTATGCGGACAATTCCAGCAAGATGTATGCCAGCACGATAGAAGTAGATCCTAGTGCGGCTTCTTTTATTTTACAGCTACAACGGGATGGATTACATAAGGCCCGGACTGCTGATAATAATGTGCTGGGTGGTATCAGGAAAATAGCGTCCATGATTAGTAATGGCGACCTTATTATAAATAGTGAGAAATGTCCGGTACTTGTTAGCGAAATGGAAACTTATGCTTGGGATCAATCTGCGGCTGAGCGTGGCGAAGACAGGCCACAGAAGATTGATGACCATGTAGTGGATGCACTTAAATATGCAGTTAATAGTATTTAATTTTTAAAATAATTATATGGAGTTTTATAATGCTAATTGATATGAATTGGCTGACGCCAAGAAGCCATTTTCCGCCTGAAGATGAAAAGGGCAGGCTATTATCCTATGATAAATATAATTTGTTATATGAGGGACGACATGAAGCGGTTTGGGGCGACTTATGGGACCTGGCAGACATTGAAGACAATATTGACGTAGTGAGTACTTTCTTTGCCCGTATATATAATGGCAAGAAGCTGCCGATGAACTGGTTTAAGGTAGTGACAAGCGTATATGCCGATATGGTGGTAGGAGAGCCGCCACGCCTTATGACCTCGGTAGGACAAACAGAGCTGGATGGTGTTGTTAATAGAAGTGACCTGAGTGTTGTGCTTTATAATGCTTGTAATAATTTTATCCAATTCGGCAATGCTATTATGAAGGTCCGGTTTGTAGGGACAGGATCAGAACCGGGCAGTATTATAGAGAATGTGGATCCGTCTATTTGGTTCCCGGTAGTAAATCCTGATAATGTTAATGAATATGTGGCGCATGTCCTAGCCTGGAAGTTTAAAGAGCAAATTGGCAGTAGTGTGGCCAGCTTACTTAGGACCGAAGTACATACTGCTGGTGCTATTGACAATCACCTGTACTGGATGAATGGCGATGAGATCAGTCATGAAGTCGACCTAAAGGTATCTGCAAAGTATCAGACAGTGCCTAAACATATTGAGACTGGAGTGCCGTATCCATTAGTATTTGTTGTAAATAATATTAAGAAGCGTAATGACGTTTATGGCATAAGTGACTACGATGGCATTGAAAACTTAGTTAAGGAACTTGAGACAAGAATTATAAAAATAAGTTCCATTCTTGATATTCATAGTCGGCCTGCAATGACAGGATCTTCGTCTATGCTCACTACCGATATGGAGACTGGCGAAGAGACTATGCGAATGAATGGCAGGTTCTTCCCGGTCAATAAGGACGAGGATAGACCCGAATACATAACCTGGGATGGGAAACTGGATAGCAGCTTCCAAGAAATGGACAGACTTGTCAGTATGATTTATGCTGTGACGGACTTGAATCCGGCAGCCATTGGAGACTTTAGTGGCGGCGCTGTTGCTTCAGGGAGTGCATTAAGACGGCTGCTTTTAAGGACAATTTCGCATTGTAATAGGATCAGGGTCCGTTTCGATCAAGTTCTTAAGAGAGCAATAAAGGCTGCAAGCATCCTAGATGTTAATGGTCGCATAAAGGATGCTACTGTTGTGGAACTTAGCTTAATCAGCTGGCAGGATGGACTTCCCAGCGATGACCTTGAAAATAGTATGATCGAGCAGACAAGGGCTAATTCTGGACTGACTTCAAGATCGTCTGCAATAATGCGCTTGGATGGCTGCACGCGGGAAGAAGCTGATGAAGAGATGGAGCGCATCAGTAAGGAAACACCTAAAGAAACCGCACAAATACCGCCGGGAAATGTGGCCAAACCAGTACCTAAAAGTGGCCAGGATATAACTAATGCCAGCCAGGCAGGAAGGACTGAAAAGGCCCCATTAATGCCTGATATTATAAGCACACTT